CCACGAGCCTTCATGTCTTTCTTGGACTCCAGAAAAATAGTACCCCTAGAATCAGGCTTGATCATAGGCGATACCAGATCCGTTTTCAAGAACCTGTCTTTGGGAATGCTTGCCGTCCGCAACCAATCCTTCATCTTGCCCCACATCTCGGCACGTTTGTTGCCATACATAATGGGGTTAGCGCTCTTGTTGCCAAAGTTCACACCCTTAACTTTGTAGCGCTGTTCTTTAAGCCGGTCAACAATGCCAGCACCAAGGCCACCTTCGTCAATCACCACCATCGCCGGTTTCCATTCCTCAATCGCCTCAATGATGTGTCCCACCACAGTCATCGTGTCATCACCTCGATGCCGGTCAATTCGCACTATGTCGCGCCCTTGCCGTATAGCAATCACCGTCGCATCAGCGCCAAACCTTGCAGGGTCCACACCAATAATGATTGGCGCCGTCTGGTCCTTGTATTTGGGGCGTGACATGGCCTCGTCCACAATGTCGGCAGGGATGAACTGGTCATCACCTTCAGACGGAAACATGCCATAAACTTCCACATGAGCCTGGCTGGACTCTGGGCCATATTCATCAATGATGTTCTGGTAAACGACCTTGTCCGTGCCTTCAACCGTTCGAGCGTCCACCACCTTGTTGGTCCAGAAATCTCTTTTTGAGTTAAAGCATTCGTAAAAATAACCAGTGTTTCGCCGTGGGTTGGAAAAAGCCAGCCAAAGACGGTTCGGGGTGTTTTCAGTAAAAAAACCAGCCGTCACAGACCAGATGCTGTCATCAATACCAGATGCCTCATCAAAGATCACCATCACACCATCATGATTGTGGACACCAGCGTAGGAGTCTGGGTTTTCGGCTGACCATAGCCGGCCTTCAACTGCCCAGTACCGTGTTCCCTTGCGGAGATCCTTTTCAACCAGTTCTGTAAGCCAGTTGGCAGGCGCTACTTTTGTCGCACTGACTTCAAACCAGTGGCTGTTGATGCTCATGGCCAACCACTTAGTAATCTCAGCCCAAGTCACCGCACGGAGCTGGGCTTCGCTGTTGGCCGAAATAATGGTCGTTGAACCTATGCGTGTAGACAGCATCCAAATAGTAAGCCAAGACACAAGGGCTGATTTGCCAATGCCTCGGCCGGATGAGACTGCATGGCGCAAAGTTTCAAAATCAACCAGCCCCTTTTGGCGCTTAATGTGTTCCGTGATCTCTCTCAGCACTTCCCTTTGCCATTTGCGTGGGCCTTTGAAATGCTGTAGCGGCGTGTTCTCTTTGCCCCAAGGAAAAGCAAACAACACAAAAGCCTCCGGATCATCCGCAATAGCTGGTGACCACAGCGTGGCCATTAACTCTTGTTCGTCTTCGGGCTTGTAGATTGTGGTTTGCATTTATTTCGTCCGGACAATCAATTGATTGATCGGCACATCGTAGCTTTGATATGGATAAGTTGCTAATCTCTGTTGAGGCGTCATGTTCATGCGCTTTTGCACTGCTCTAGCTTCAGCCTCGCCAGCAAGGCGCATATAGTTTTCAAAATCAGCACTTCCGCCTTCTGCAAAATCTTCCCTTTGCTGAATAGCATGCTGCAATTCATGTAAAGTTGACGACCTTGTTGCTTGCGGGTCAACCAGTTCGCCTTTTCTAACTAATGCTGGTGCAATTATTCTTTCGTTAAAACCATCGTTTGGAAAATAACTTGCACTTTGGCCTTTTCTTAAAGTTGCTCGTATGTTTTCAATGCTTGGATAAGCATTTATTAACTCTTGATGTTGAATAAGATCATGAATTGACCCAATAGGATACTCAGCCGGACCAGGATCAGATAACCAATCAAGTGCTCTTTTTTGTTGCAAAACAATACTTGAATTGGCATCACTAATCTCTTGCCGCAATTTACCTTCTGGCCCTCGAAATGTGCCAGTAGCGAACCAAATTTCTTCAGGGGCAACACCAGCTTTTTCCATCTCCAAAGCCTTGGCCGCATTTGCCGCATTCCAAGTCTTAGATTTTTCGCCAACAAAGATTTGGCTACGTGTCCCCTGCGCCAGATCTTGCAGCAATTGAGCCGGCATCCCACCGCGCTCCATGATCTGTGGGATCACCCTCTCAGCATACCGTTCACCAGCCATGCCACCAGCCAACGCCGCCTTGCGTGCAGCCCTCGCCGCCTGCAATGTCGCCATGGTCACAGGCTTGGCTGATGGCGCCAACGCTAGTGCCGCTTCTGCCGCCTCTGGCCGAATGCGTGTGGTCATGCCGGCGCCAGTTGTTAAGGGTTCGCCATAGGACAGGCGATCCAATGTCTGGCTGATCTCAGGGGCCGACAGGAAACGCGAGATACCCTGCATCTGCTGAGTGCGCTCGGGCGAATAACTCTGCGCGATCAAGTCAGCCAGTGCGCCAAGATACTCATTCCTCGGCGTTGCGCTCATGCTGTCCTGGTACGCCAGCATGTTCGCTGGTCGCTGGGCTAGGGCGTTGTTGTAAATGGGCATGGCGTAATGCTAAACCATTTTTTGAAAAATAAAAATAAAAATGTTTGCGGGGCTACCGTTCCTGTGGCCCTTTCGCGCCGGCCCTACCCCCTCCCCCGCGGCCAGTTGGGCCGGCAGGGCGCCGCTGGGCCGTTGTCCACAGGGTTTTATCCACAGTTGTCCACAATTGCCTGTGGATAACTCATGCGGTAATGCTTGAGTAGTCACAAATCTGTGCATAACTTTGCATCGACTTAACATAATGGACATTGTATAAAGTAGACGTATGTTTTTGTTAGGGTTAACCCTAATGCGTAAGTTAGTGAGCGCTCACTGCGCGTGCGCGTAGTTCTTAAGAATCTATGCGAAAAGCGCATAACCCACCCAACAAACCAGCGCAATGACATCGATACACATAACAATTACCACACTGAAAGTCATAAATTACCCGTCTTTGGCCTGCACATCTACGACATTGCTATCGTCAGCCAGGACACGTTGTTTGGCTTCTTTGAGTGCATCCATGACGCTAATGCGTGTATCGGTCACAGCGACATCAATGCGATCACCGTACATTTTGGGTTTGAGTTTGGATGCAATCCATTTGCGTGCGTCCACTTGCATACGCTTTTGCTGAACCCAAGCAGAAGCCATTGGGCCTTCCAAACCTTCTGGCATTGGTTCATCTGCCAACTCTAGGATTTCTTCAGCCAATCGGTCTGCGCGATTTTCGATGGCCTTTTCGTACATATCCCGAAACTGGGGATTGTTTCGCAGCATCATCATGACGGAATGGTACGAAGGCATTCCCTCTGCCTTTAATGCCGTGCTTAGACTTTTGCCAAGCGACATTTGCTCGGTCATTATTTGCCAGCACGGATTGTCGATGCCAAACACTGTGGGTCTGCCTGGTCTGCGTTTCTCTGCCACTTCGGGCACCAAGTTTTGAGTCACTTGTAAACTCCTTCAAAAGATGTAAGGGCTACGATTTGGTCTGATCGAGGTAGGGGAGAAAGCCAGAAAATCCCTACTGAGACATCCTCGAGTGCTGGCTTAACAGCCCTTACGAAAACCAAAGTGCGGCAACTGCAAGTCACGCACGCCATCATGTTATCACTTCAATCTCAACCTTGTACTGTTTAGCCCCACCGGACCGCTGACGATACTGCCAATCCAGCAACTGGTGGCCATCATCCACACCAAGCCAGTCAGCCACCCCATCCCTGACCGCCTTAAACCCAGACTGCAAATTATCCCCATCCAAAGCCCTTGGAGCCACCCTAGTAAGCACAATCGTCGCAGGTGGTACTGGTGGTGCCGCAACAGCACATAACGCGTTGTACGCCTTCCTACGATGATCCTTAGCCAACTTTGCCTTCACCGCCCAGTGCATCCTGACATTGGCCACACTAACCACCTTCATATCCATTTCCACTTCAATCATGCCAACCTTTCTAATTTTTACAAACAAACCCAAAACCCTGCCCAACCCCTTTCGACCGTCCGGTTTGCCAATCCGGACATTTAGCGTCCGTCCGCGGTTGGGTATATATACCCAAACCGGACGGACGGACGCATAAATTGATGTCGAGGCCGGACGGATCCGGACGCTTCCGGACGATCCGGACGCTCAATCCGGACGCTAATCCGGACGTCCGTCCGTCCGTTTATGCACCATTTCCGGACGGATCCGGACGCTAATCTCCACAAAAACAGGCAATTGATTCGTCATTAGGGTCAAACATATCAAGTTGTTCTGCTGAAAATTTAATCATTGATGCGTAAGACGGACGATCGGAACGGAACACCGCACCGCTTGGCTTGGATGCCAATGCCAATGCCAATGCCTCCATTTTGGCCCACCATATAGCACGTTCTGG